AAAGCCAGCACAGATACAGCCAAGGTCATGTCCGCACATCTTCGTGCAGAGACTCGTGCTTCTGGATGGCCTGAAGAGATTGTTCGTAGCCTTCATGTGGCTCATAAAGATGGCAAGTTCCATGTGGGAGCACACCCAACTCATCACGCAGAGGTATTGAACCTTGAGTATGGAACTCCTGGTACCCAACCAACTGCCGCTATTCGCCGCTTTAACAACCGTCAATCTGAGTCTGAAAAGTTTCTCCTTGGTCGTGCTATGCAGCATCTAGGTCGTGCATAATGTCATTTTTATTATCCGAAGACGAAGCCTTACGTAACTTACTAAAGGGTATGGTTGTTACAGATCAAAAATCTGTTACTGGTGATGGAGCAACTCGTTCTGTCAAAGTCTACTTTGGTCAACCTGATCAGGAACTTCGTGATCAGACTTACCCATACATCACTATTGACATGATTGATATTGCAGAAGATTTTAACCGTGCAATGCGTGGTCGTGTAAAACCAACATACATATCTAACCCAAATACTATTGGTACTGATACACCTTACGATGATGAAGTACATGACTGGGATATTAACTTTCCAATACCAGTAAACATTGATTACCAAATCACTGTCTACTCTCTTCAACCTCGCCATGACCGTGAAATATTGGCGCAACTGCTATACACAAAGATTCCATTACGGTTCGCTGTATTAGAGACAGATGATAATACAGTTCGCCGTTTGGACGTTCTAGACGTTTCAAAGAGAGACGTTACTGAACAAGGAAAGCGTTTATTTGTAAACGCAATCACAGTGCGAGTCTCATCCGAGATTGCGCCTGAAACATTCAACAAGATGTATAAAGTGTTACAACTCAACGTCTACGGTACTGAAGACAATCCAACATTGGGTCGTGGTCAGTTTACCCCTATCGATTTCACTATACCGCAACCATAAGGACCCAACCCAAACTAGTTAGGAGAAGAAATGGCTTACAGCCGTCCAGGCGTTTATATTACTGAACGCTTATTACCCGCCCCGCTCGCAGCGGGAGTGTCTGCTAATGCTGCAGGTGCAGTGGTTGCCCCATTCGCACAAGGACCAGAAGCAGTAACACTTGTCACATCTTGGTATGAATTTACTAAGAATTTTGGAGGCTACAACGCTTCCTACCCAGCAACATTCCAAGTTGCAGCATTCTTCAGCAATGGCGGACGTGAACTCTATGTTCAACGTCTTCTTGCTAGTAACGCTGCTGCTGGATCAGTTGATCTACTTACATCGGGAGATGCAATTGTTGCAACTGTTACCTCAAAAAATGCAGGAACAGATGGCAACAAACTTCGTGTTGTAATTACAGCAGGATCCGTTACTGATACATACACACTTACTTTGTACAAAGAGTCAGGTGTTACAGGAGATATCACTGATGACATTCTTCTTGAACGTTACGAGAATGTTGTATTTGATGATGACACATCTAGTGATTACGCAGAGACTGTTGTTAACTTAGTCTCTCCAAATATCACAATCAGCGATTCTGCTGGTGGAATTCCTGTGTCTACTACTTACCCACTTACTGGTGGAAGTAATGGAACAACTCCAACAGAAACAGATTACACAGAGTACAAGGGTGGAGCCACTTCAGTATTTGAAGAGTTTGCTCCACTTGCTCGTCCACTTGTGTTCTTCCTTCCTGGTATTGTAGAAACTCTTGCAGAAGGAAGCATTAGTGTTTACGACTCAGTAACTTCTTGGTCAGAATCAAATAATGGTTTCGTAGTTGTTGAAACAGGAGCAGACTTTATAACAGCAGATGCAATTTCATTTGCTGGAGCCCTTACCGATACAAGCGTTGCTGCTGTGTATTACCCATGGGTTTACATTGCAGATCCACTAGGACGTGGAACAGGTGCCCTTCGCAAAATTGGTCCATCAGGTGCAGTCGTAGGTCTTTACCTTACAACCGATGCAAATGCTGGAGTCTTTAAGGCACCTGCTGGTATCGGAACAAAATTCCAAGGTGTAGTAGCAGTTGAAAAGACTTTCTCTTCAACTGAACTTGACACCATGAATGCAAGCACATCTCCAGTAAATCCAATCCGTCAGATTCCTGGCGCTGGACTTTCTGTTATGGGTGCTCGTACACTCAAGCAAGATGGAACAGCAAACAAGTATGTAAACATGCGTCGTTCTTTGATCTACATCAAGAAGAATCTACAGAACCTCACAGAGTTTGCAATCTTTGAAAATAACGACGAACGCCTATGGGCTCGCATCAATACCACTCTTGGCTCATTCCTCAATGAGTATCGCAACCAAGGTGGTCTTCGTGGTGCAACAGCAGCACAGGCTTACTTCGTTAAGTGCGACGCTGAGAACAACTCAAACGCACAAATCGCAAACGGTGAAGTTCACATCCAAGTTGGTGTGGCTCTACAGTATCCAGCAGAGTTTATTGTCATTGACCTCAGTCAAAAGACTGTAAACTAACCCGAAGGAGAAATAAATAAATGCCTACAATCATTAACAATCGGTCGAATTTAATCACCGATCCATTACGTAACTTTAGATTTTTAGTTACGTTCAAGCCACTAACAAGCACAGGTGGTGCTGCGACAAGTGCTGCAACACAAAACTTGGCTAAGGCAACAACCTTTGGCTTTACATCGGTTTCAGGAATGGCTGTAACAACAGATTCTATTCCTTACCGTGAAGGTGGATACAACACAACAGTTCACCAGATCCCTGGTCAGACAACATTTGCTCCAATTACATTGCAGCGTGGTGTCATCTTGAACACGAATCAGAACTATGAGTGGATGCGTAATCTATTTGCAACAGTTCAAGGTGGAGGCGCAACTCGTGCCCGCACTGAAAACTTCCGTTGCGATCTAGAAATTGCTGTTCTCTCACACCCAATCCCATCAGCAGGCGAGACTCCTGAGAATAGCCCTGCAGCAACTGACCACGTAGCAATGCGTTTTAACGTATACAACTGCTGGCCTACTGCTGTTGCTTACTCAGACCTCAACGCTGGTGATAACGCACTTCTTGTTGAACAGATGACACTAGTCCACGAAGGATTTGATGTTAACTGGGCAGCAGATTTAACAACTTCAGCAGCAACATTCCCAGCATAAACTAAAGGATAACTAATGTCGAACACCATTAATGCAGCGGCTAATCCCGCATTGGCAAACCAACTACTGAATCAGGCACTCACAGAAGTGCCACAAGAAATAACTCCAGAGATTATTTCACCTTCGGATACATCTGTTGACCTTCCTGGCGGCTACATCAATGCCGCTGGGGAGGTTATCAGGACCGTTGAAGTTCGTGAACTTAATGGTAAGGATGAAGAAGCAATCTCTAAGGCTCCAACTTTAGGAAAGGCTCTCATGACAATTCTGCAACGTGGAACTGTCAAGGTAGGCGATCAAAAAGTGGATGACAAGATTCTTGACACCATGTTAATTGGTGATAGAGATTCAATCCTTCTTGGAATTCTTAAAGCAACGTTTGGCCCAAAGATTGAAATTCAATCCTATTGTTCTGGATGTAATGACTTTAAATCAGTTGAGATTAATGTCAACGATGACATCAAGGTCAAGGTATTAAATAACCCAGAAGAAGATCGAGTCTTTACTGTACAAGGAAAGAACACCGAGTACGTTGTACAACTTCCAAATGGGAATGTACAAAAGGCAATGATTGACAATATGGATAAGACTTCTGCAGAACTTAGCACACTTGTTCTTGAAGGAACTCTTGTTCGTATTGGTAGTTCTCCAGTCATCAGCAAGAACCAAGTACAAAACTTAAGCCTTGTTGATCGTCGTACTCTTATTGAAGAACTTAATAAACGAGCAGTGGGTCCTCAGTTTGATGATCTAACAATAAAGTGCACCGACTGCGAAGGCGAGGTACTGGTTCCTATTAATTTAGGCACCTTGTTTCAATTCTAAAGTAATCGGATATGTAACTCTGTTCTCAGAATGGGCAGCGTTAACTCGGATCTACGAAGGTTGGTCACTAGAAGAGATAAAAGGTTTATCTCGTAGAGAAAGATTAAATTGGTTGGAAGCAGCCAAGTACAGATACGGAAAGGATAACTAATGGATAAGAATTACATTAGTGAGATTTCCAGTGTCGAAAAAGGCCTCAAAGGTATTAATGCCGAAATTGCCAAGATGGAGGCTGGGCTTAAACGGATCTCTGGTGTAGCGGGTACATCACTAGGAACTGTTAAGTCTGTTCTTGGCGGAAATATGGGACAAGGAAATAACCTTGGCCTTGG